CTACGTCTCGTGGGCTCGGAGATGTGTATAAGAGACAGCTCCCTAAATTTTGAGCGAATAGGGGGGGATATGAGGTTTCCCGCTTCGTCGAATGCGTACCGTTTTTTCTTGTCGTTCCGGTGGTGTTCTTTGTTGTGGCAATCTTGACAAAGCGCTTCGAGATTATCCCACGAAAGCGCTATGTATGGATCGTTGATATTCTGCTTCGTCAAGTATGTTTTGTGATGTGCGATCTTCGCGGTTACTGGATCGTCCGGCGTTGAACAGCGTTCGCACAAGTAGCCCTTCGACTTCAAGAAGCTGTCGCGGCATGAACGCCAAGCGTCCGAATTGTAGAACCTTTCCGCCCACGGCTTCATGCGGTTATCCTCCTTCCTGTGGAAAAGTCTGTGCAAAAGAGCAAAAGAAAAAGCCTTCCGTGCATTCACACAAAAGGCTTTATCCCGCGCTATTCAATTCGCAATAATTCAGCGTAATTATTATATCACGCGTAAGCGTCGCGGACAAGGTGCATTGTTTGGTCGCGTTTTGGTCATTTGTCAACGGCTTTCCGATATGTCGCCGCTGATACCGCCGCCGGAATACCGAATACGCATACCGCCATATCATTGACGATCTTGTTCCGCCAGCGGCGCGCCGTCTTTATCTCTTTGAGAATGCCCGCGTCGGAAAGCTCTTCCGCGATCTCTTCCCACGTCGCCGTTCCGCCCTCTCGCGGATTGCCGTTGATGTCCTCGCCGAAATAGTAAAGCCGGATCACAACGAATTCTTTATGCCCCTCGAAAAGAGAAATAGCGCGTGCCAAGCTGTCAAAGCCGGATTTCGTTTCTTTGAACTGCTTTTGTTTTTCCTCTCGCATTTCCTCGACGATCTCCGCTTCCGTCTTGCGCTGAATAAAGCCCTTCGCCTGTGGTGTCGTTGAAAACGTCTTTCGTCCCGCGTGATACTCAACTTCGCAATACGCTTCTTCATCGGCTACAAGCGCCGCCAGCTTCTTGTAGTTATACAGCAATGTTTCCATTGCCTTGAAGTAATTTACGTACCCCGTGTTCTGTGTGTATGCTTCCGCCGCCCCTGCGCGCGCGGCTTCAAATACGGCTTCCCGCAACTCTTCGGAAAGCTCTGTTTGCTTTTTAGTCATGTGTGCCACCTCCGGTTAGATATTTGATAATTGTTCCCGCCGCCTGTTCCCAGCCGTAGCAAAGCGCGGCTTTGTAGCCCTGCGCCGAAAGAGCGTCCAGCCACTCCGATTGATGATCGCTTGTCCTGCCGCCGCGTTGCCGTTTAAGCTCTATGTAAAGCCCGTGATATTGCCCGCGCGCGACGGGCAAGCATAGATCGGGAACGCCCGCTTTCACGCCCTCCGCCCGAAGCCGTCCCGCTTCCGCCTTGTGTCTGCTCCCGCCGTTCGGGACGTGATAAAGCAAATTCAATTCGGGATATTTCCCGCTTTGCATAGCCGCCCACGAAAACAGCGTCATTTGCTCTTGCGCTTCCGTCGGAACGGGCATTTTATTTTTCTGCATTCCGCGATCCCTCCGTTTTCTTTGCGTATCCAATCGCCTTTAATCCGCCGCCGCAATATTTGCAAGTGTTCCCATCTGCGTGTGTTGCCGGAAAGACGTTGATTTTTCCGCATACGAAGCATTGAAAAGCGATCTTGTCGGTTTTTTCTGCCGTGCATTCGTATTTACCCGTTTCTTCCTGCGTCCTCTCCCAATCAGCGAAGAAGAAAAACGGCTTGTTCTGCGCCATTGCTTCGCCGAATTCATATTTTGCGCCTTTGCTCTCTTTCCAGTCCGGAAGAAAACAGACTTCGGCGCACTCTGCAAGCATAGCGCCGGACATACGCATATAGGCTTCCCACGTGAAGCCCTCCGCCGGAAGAAGCGCCGGATTTACGACGATGAAGCCGCCTTCCTCCAGCTTCTTTTGCGCGTTGTAAAACTTCGTGAAATAATACGGATCGCCCGTGATCTTTCCGGCAAGATATAGCGTCCTTTTTTCCTGCATTGTGTTTCCTCCCTTCATTTCGTAAAAAGCGTTGCTTGCGCTTTCCGTTCTTCCTGCTCCAAGAGATCAAAAAGCCGGATTTGTGCTTGTTCCTGTTCCAGTCGTTCATTTGCCGCGCGGCAATAATCTTCGTCGATCTCAAAGCCGACGAAATCAAGCCCGCCTTGACGATAGCAAGCGATCAAGGAACTTCCGCTTCCGGCGTGTGTGTCCAATATCTTCATACCTTTTCGGGCAAAGAGGGAAAGAACCCACGAATACAGCTTCACGGGCTTTTGCGTCGGGTGAATTGTCCCGTCGTTCAGCAATTCAACGCGATTGCAGACAAAAACGCGCGTCGGCGTGTCGAAGCTGGTATACGCTAATTCGCAATCGCTCATTGTCAAGCCGTGTTGCCCCTTGTCCCATACAAGCCAGCCTTTATGTCCTTGTTCAAGATACGGAACGAAGTAATTTCCGCCCCATATCACTTGTGCTTTTGAAACGCGTTCCAATTCGCGGAAGTATTCGGGCGGGGGAATAGCCTTGTCCCAGCTTTTCCGGATATGCTCTTTTCGGTTATGCTTCGGATTGCCGCATACGCGCTTCTTCTGTCCGTCTATGCCGATACCGTAAGGCGGATCAACGATCGCAAGATCGAAGAAGCCGTCCGGAAACTCTTTCATTCCCTGCATACAGTCCATGTTATACAGCTTGTTCAATTCAAGCATACGTTGTTCACCTTCTTTCTTTTTCTCCCCCCTCCGCCCCCCGCTGGGGGGAACGGGCTTAAAGGAATAAATCTATCGGCGATCCGGCGGGCTTCCTCGATCCGTGTTCTGAACCGATCCTTCACGATTGATTTTATATCCCCGCCGCCTTCCCGCTTTTATCACTCCCGCGCTTTCATTATCAAGGGCAAGCGGCTTCGCCGTGCTTCGCACCCTTGACAATGCGCGCGTTCGTGATCTCTGAAAAGCGGGCGACGGGGAATAAATAAAATCAATCTTCCGGAAGGAAAAGCGCTGGTCGTAAAACTTTACACATTTACAAGGCTTTTTATTGCGCCCCTTCGGGCGTTCCCGCTATTCGCGTTTCTTCCGGCGTTTCGGTTTCTCCGGTTCGCGTACATATTTATAATATATGTAGCCCCACTTCGTCGCGCGGGCTTCCACCAGCTTGTAACCCTTCGGCGCGATCGGTGCTTTCTTTTCCGTATACGTCCGAAGCGCAAGCGTCGGTGCTTCCTTCTCCGGCTGGCGAAGATTGCGCGTCGCCTTCCAACGGTGTCCGCCTTGTTCCGGTGTCCAATGGTTGAAGAGGTAATCCGCAAGCCCTGTGTAATCCTGCCCGTAGTCAACGCCGTTATAATAATTGTGTTCGCGCAAGTGCCGAATATGGATTACTGATCCGTCGTTCCACTTGCCGCTGATCGTTTCTTCCGGTATGCCGTCCGAAATCATGTGAAAATGAATTCGGTTCGTAGACTTGCCGCGCCCCATGTAAATAATGATCTTCGCGTCGGGACAAGCCCTTTGAAGCCGCCGGAAGTAATTGTCGCGTATTCTGCGCGCTTCGCTGAATGTATGAACTTCGCTGTCGTCGTCGAACGTCAGCGTACTATATAAGGAAAGCGGCGAAAAGTTTTCATTAACCAGCCGCTGGTGTTTCCGCTTTGATATGCCGATCCGGTGTTGCGCGCGCTCTTCGTCGTCCTTGAAGCGCGGTCGCGGTTCAGCTTTCTTTATGTTCGCTCGATCGGATACGGTGTAAACCTCTTGTTCACATACAACGCCCGAAAAAATACGTCTTTTAACCCTCTGCATAATCCCGCCGCCCTTCCTTGACAAAAGCGCCGTAAAATGCTATAATTTCAATATTGAATAGCTCCTTTTACAGCTATGTAAGAGGAAAAGAGAACGTCCGGAACGTCGCAACCGGACGTTCTCTTTTTTTGTTTTGTCAGCCGTTATTAAATCCTGCGCCCTGCTCGAAGTCGGCGCACCGTTCTTCTTCACAAGGTTTGAAGCGCATTCCGTCCGCGCACCCGACGCAAGGGAACGGGCGTACCCCGTCCGGAAGCGCGCCCTCGCGCAAGTGAACGCATTGTTCCAGCTTCGCGCATTGATCGCACCAGCACTTCCGGCAATCGCCGATCAGCGTTTTTTCAACCGGACGTTTCAAGCCCTCTTCGGCTTCCTGCGCGTCGTGTTCTTCCTGCATTTCCCGCGCCGCTTGTTCGATCGTGTAATCTTCAACGCCTTCTAAAATGCCCCGAAAGAAGGGCGCGAACGCGTAGCCGATCCCAAGCCCCGCGCGCAAAAGCATTTCTTCGTCGATCTTAATATCTGCCATTGTTCCCGCCGCCCCTCCGAAGCGCTCTGAAAAGCACGTTCAAAACGATGTAGACGATCACAACGGAAGCGGCGACGCAAGCAACGCCGCAAAGCATATAAAAGGCGTTCACCATGAATTGATACATTGTCATTCGTCAGCCCTCCCGAAAACCTCTTCCGCGTCGATGTCCCACGCGGCGGCAATATGCTTCATCATATCGACGGCTTCGGCGCGCTTCTTCTGTTCCTCTGCGTTCTCGCCGTTTAAGTACGATACCAAGATTTCAGATTTGAGATTGCAAAGCGGGCGAACGCCCCAGTAGCCGTCGTACGCGAGGTGGCTGTCCAAAGAGCCGACCGAAGCGACGTAGCGGACGAAAGAATTTATCGGGCTGTCCGGTGTAGCCGTCCACCACCAACGATCCGGAAGCGCCGGAATGTTGCCGCGCAAAAGGCGGTATTCCTCGCAAGTGATAAGCCCGATCCGGACGCGATCGCCGCCGTAATTCTTCAAGCCGTCGTCGGCGGTCAAGTCGATGTTGAAATACTCGAACATTTCTTCCGGCGCGCCCGCCTTAATCAGACGGCGCAAGAATTCGCCGTTCAGATAGGCGCGAAGGGAAGAAGCGGCAAAGTCGTTCTTGTTCCCTTCATCGAAGGCGCGTTCCTCGACGCAATCGGAAGCAATGCACTTCACCCAATCCGCGCCCGTCTGAATGACCGTCCAAGCGATCCCGCCCATCGTGAATTCCTGTTTCGGCTCGAAGCCGTGTTTGTTCTCTTTCATATTGAATAGCTCCTTTCCTGCGGCGCTGTCTGCGCCCGCTCGTTGAATAAGTCTGTTGATATACCAAACCGCCTTTTGCAAGTCCTCTTCACCGTTTTTCAGCTTCCAGCGCCACAAATACTTGATCGCGTTCGCTGTGCAAAAGGCTTCGATACCTTGAAGCCCGCTTGTTGCGGCTTCCAGCGCGTCGATACACTCAATCCCGCCCGCGTTATAGTGCGGCGGGTGGTTCACCCGCTCCGCCATGATTAACACTTCTTGCCGCCGTGCCGATACGGGCGGCTTTTGTTGTATTCGTGCTTTACCTCCAGCACGTTTTCAATGTCAATTCCGGCATACGCGCAATAATCAAGAACGCGAATAATCACGTCGGCAAGCTCTGCCGCGATCCCTTCGGGCTTCTTGCTCTGCGCGGAACAACGGGCGTTCGGATTTTCCGGATCGTAAGGGCGGCTTCCGCAATGCGCGCTTCCGTCCTCTTCGCAACAAACCCCGCCAGCGTTGCAAGGGAAATAAAGAAGCGGCTTCCCGTCGCGGTATTCCTCCAGCGCTTCGGATACCTCCGAATGAATAAGCGCCACGATCTCCGGAAACGTTCTTTCGCCTTCCCACCAGCCGTGTTCAACGGCGTTCTTGTGAACCTCTGCCGCAAACTCGTTAATTGTCATTGTCTTTACCCTCTCTTTCAATCGGTTTCTTTTGCAAAAGCGCAATCTTCGCAACGTTCGACAGTTTCGTTCGGATTATCAAGCGGGCATTCCCAGCCGCTTTCAACGTCCTGTTCCGTAAGCCCGCAAGCGTATTTCTGCGAATTCTTCGCTTCGATTTCCTCTGCGCGGCATTCGCACTTTTCGCCGCTGTCAAGATGTGCGCCGCAATGCGGGCATTCCTTATAAGGTGTTGCCATGTCTTTCTCCTTCCTAATAATCAGCCGCCGGAAGCCGTCGGCGCATAGCGTCAAGCCGTGTTCCTTCACGTACTCCCGCCGCCGCGCGGCTTCTGCCGCTTCCCAGCCGCAAGAAGCGCATTCCGAAGGCTTGCATTTCTGCGTTTTCTCCGGATCAATGCCCAGCAAGCACTTCAAGGGCGGCTTTTCCTGTCGGTTATTCATTCTTCACCCGCTTTCCGCACGAAGGGCAATAATTGAGCGGGTATCCCTTGCCGTCCTTCATGTAATCCGTTGTCCGTCCGCATTTGTGCCCGTTTACTACTGCGTAGGAAACAAGCGCGGCGGATAAAGCCATTCCGAACCCCGCGGGCTTGCTGTGGTGTTCTTCAATGAAACGTTGAAGCGCGATCGCTTCGCAAAACGGGCATTTCTTTTTATCGCTCATTCCTTCACCCGCTCCCCGTTATAGATAACTACCATTGAAGGGAAGGGCGCTGGATCGGCGGCGTTCCCGTCGTCGTCCGTGAACCGTAGCCGCCCGCGCACGAAGCGGATTTCCGCTTTCCCGTAAATGTAATCGTGAAAATATGCCGTATCCGTCCGCGCTGGGATAAGCAAAACAATCGGATACCCCCCCGCGCTTCCTTGAAAGCCTTTTGAACCCACTTGCCGATCTCGCGTCCGTAAGGCGGATTGCAGAATACCGCGCCGCCGCGATCCCAGCTTTGTGAAAGCCCGTCCGTTTCCGGTGTGTAATACAAAGAGCATTTCGCCGTCTTGTCTGTCGCCGCCGGATCAAGCACGAAGCCGAATTCGGCGTTCAGCTTGTCGAAGAAGTCTTGCGGCGTACACCAGCACATATTTTTAGAGGATAGAAGCGCCTTGTTCATCGTGCGCCACCTCCTTTTCGTCGGAAAAGACGCGGACAACCGCCGCCACCTGCTCAAAGTCCAAATAAACGGGCTGGTTCTCCGTGATCCCTTCGATGTTGTAGCCCGTTACCTGTTGAAAGCCGTTTCGCGTAAGTGTGAATTTGTCGCACTTGATAGAGAATTCAACGCCGCTTTTCAGAATAACGCGTACCGTCATTTTAGGCATTGTCCGCCACCTCGCTTCCTTCTACAATCTCGCCCGTGTTCGGATCAACATTCAAGGCGAATTGTTCCGGCTCTGTCGCCGCGAAATGGTCGCGGGCTTCGCGCTCTCTGCGTTCCTTCTCGGAAAGTGCGAATTCGCATTCCCGCGTTAAGGCTTGCAAGCTCTCCACGAACTGCTGATTGATAACGTCATAGGGCATAATCACCGCTTGAAGCAGGAAGCCCGCCTTCGCTACAATGTAGGGCGCGCCGTCCGTCGTGCGGCGTTCGTAAAGCTCCAGCACGTCCAGCACGTCAGCAACGGGCGCAAGATAGCGGCTTTCGATGAATACCAGCCCGCGCGTTGTGTGGATCGGCTTCAAGGTTCGTCCGGAATAGATGATTGATATTCCTTCCCGCTCGACTTGTCTTTCCGTCGCGTCGCTATCCTCGAAGCTGATACCCGCCGGAATGCCCAGCGTTTTCACGAAATAATTATCGCGGTCTTTCTCCGGAACGTCGAAGATCGTTAAAAGGCTTTCCGCGTCAAGCGGCGGAAGCCCGATAACCGGATAAACCGCCGATCCGTCGCCGATGTACTGCGTTAATATGTCGCCGTCGTCGCTGTACCGCTCGAAGATCGCAATATTCTTGTTCTTCTTGCAGATAGCGGCGATACTTTTAATCTTCATCTTCGCCGCCCTCCGTTTCCTCTGCGTCCGCGTCGTGCTGTTCCGTAATCGCCGGAAGGTCAATGCGCGGCGCACGATCCGCCAGCCGGATTTGACAACCGCAAACCGGACAATCAACCGCCGAAAAGCGCGTCGGCGCTTTCGTCAACATATCCGCCATAGAACGCGGTTCTTCCGCCGTGTAGATGTTTTCCCGCTCCGGTGTGAAGCGATAGCCGCAAACGCGGCATTCGGTCTTTTTCTTGCTGAACATAATTGAATAGCTCCTTTCGTGTGATTTAATATTTACCGTAGACGCGGACGGCGGTTTTCCCGCCATGCGCCGCCGCCGATACGATAGCCGAAGGCATAAAGGAAACGCGCAAGAAGTCCCGTGCGGCGCGCTTCGCAAGCCGCCATGTAATCAACTTCGCGTTCGGCTCTTCCGCCGCCGTGTCGTCGATCGGATATTCGCAAATAAGCACGGTGTTTCCGAACGGGCGACGCGCCGGACGCTCCTTCATAAACTCTTTGTTGCCTTCCTTGCACTTGATAATTTCAAGCGCCTTCGGGAACTGCCAGCCGCTTTTGTTGTCCTTCATGTGTGCCGCTCCTTTCAATCTGTGTACGGGCTTTCAAGCGTCCAGCCGAAGCAATCCGTACTTTTCCATTCCGTCGTGAAGTGATTGCGCCGCCCGTCGCCCGTGAAGAAGCAGTATTCCGCCGGAAGCACCCGCCCGACGTTTTCTTCGCCGTCCCGCTCCGCGCGGTATCGTGTCAGCACGTCCGCCGCAAGAAGGGCGAATTCCTCTTTCACGGGATATTCGGGATCGTAGCCGCTGAACTGATAGGGCGCTTCGATAACCTCCAGCACCGTGTCGGGGAAGCGCGGATCGTCAACGCGGTTCAGAACGCACCATACAACCGCCGCTTGCTCCGTCGTAGAAGGAACGATCCCCGCTTCGCCGTAGATCAGCTTTGCAAGGGCTTCAACCTCCGCCGCGTTTGGCACATATTCCGCCACCGTCCCGCTCGAAGGAAGAAGAACGGCGGTCGGCTGGTGTACCTCTTCAAGCGTTCCGGCGGTCGTGTCCTTCGGCTTGTCCGCCGCACCGCTCCCGCTCCACGGCATAAGCGCCGCAAGAAGGGCGGCAACGGTCAGCAACGCAACCGTAAGGGCGACGCGACGGCGAAGCATTGCCCGCCGCCGTCGTTGTGCCTGTATCCGCCGGGGCTTGTGTGCGCTGGCTGTCTGCTCGACTATGTAACCGCAAGGCACTTCGCAAATAAACTTCCCGTCCGCGTCTTGCAGGACGGCAAGCGCTCCGCGCGCCCGATCCGCCGTCATTGTTCCACCTCCGCCGCCGGAAGGGAAAGCCACCATTCCGGATTGTTCCGGAACTGCTCATTCGCGCAAGCGTCGCAATTCTCCGCCGTGCAGGAAGAGCAATAACGCTTCTGAAAAGCCGCGTCCCACGGCGCTTCAATGCAAGGAAGGGAACGAAGGAAGCCCGCCAGCGTGGGCTTGTCCTTCGTGATAGCGTCAAATACCGAAGCGAACTGCCGAACGTTCAAAACTTCGTCGCCGATAATGCACCCGTTCGCGATCCGCTCTTTGATGAACTCAACGCACGGCATTTCCTCCGAAACGCGAAGATCATTGAACCGCGCTTTCGCTTCTTCGAAGCTGTCGAAGGTAACGGCGTTTGCGACGGACGCTTCGCCGTCGTATTCCCATAAACGGATTTTGTATCGTGTTGTACTCATTCCGAATAGCTCCTTTCCCGCGTTACTCTTCAATGCCGATGTAAAGCACGTTTTCATCGGCGCGAAGCTCCGTGATCTTGCAATATGCGTATTTGTTCATTTCGTCGTGCGCGAAGTGCTTATACAAGCCCCTGTAAATGTCCCGCTTCTGATAGCCGCATTCCCGAACGTAGATATACACGTTCGTAAATCCGCTAATTACGTAGCCGATCGTTTGAAGCGCCACGTTGTTTGCGATCCTCTTCATTTTCATATTGAATAGCTCCTTTCGTATTTCAGCAATTCGCGCCGCGTCGGTTTCCTCTGCGTCGGAAATTCTCTTGCACCGTCGCTTGTGCAAGATCGGCGCTGTACTTCGGGCGGGCGTAGCCGTCAAACTCTCCCGTATAGCCGCGCTTCAACTCTTCGTAGATAGCGGCGGCGCTCCTTTTCAGACGGGCGGCAATGTCAACAACGCGTTCACCCTCTGCATACATTCTTTCGATCTCGCGGCGCTGTTCCAGCGTCAAATAACTGTATCCGTTCAATGTTTTAACCTCCTTCCGCCTGCCTTCGGATAAAAAAATAATGCAGGAAAAACCGTAACGGTTTCTTCTGCATTTAATGATACTCTCAACAACCGCAAAAGTCAAGAGTAAAAGCAGAAAAAACTAAAATATTTTTTCAGAAGGCTTCAAGCGGCTTCGGCGACGTATCTTTCAAAGAGCGATCCGGACGTTTCAAAGCCTAAAATCTCGCGCGGGTAATTGTTGATCCACGTTTCGACGCGCTGAATATATGCGGCGGTCGGCTGTAAGAAGCTGTATCAACTCATTAAAGGAAAAACCGCCGCGCCGTCGGAAGCGTCGGTCGAACCGCCGAAGGAATGAACCAAACAAAAAAATCCCCCGTGCAAGGCTCGAAAGCCCGCACGGGGGATTGTTCTTTATGCGGCGGAAGGCTGAAAGGGGAAGCGCGATCCGCCGCACGGTCAATTACTCTTTGTTGCTGTCGGTATCCGCCGGAATGCCGGAAATGGTGAAGTAGTCCGGAAGATTAAAGACGGCGGCTTCGATCAGTTTATCCAGCGTTTCCGCGTCGATCTTGAAGCCCTTGCTATTCAGAAATTCAACAACGTATGCTTTCTTCTCTGCGCCCCTGCCGCTTCCGGTGTAAAGCTGTTCGGCGGCTTCGACGGCAACCGTTACCCACATTTTGATTTTCTCAAACTGTGCGGCGGTCGTCTTGCTTCTGATCCACGGGATCACGAAGGCGGTAATAATAGCCGCGATAAGAGCGATCACGGCGTTTGCAATGCTGGTAAGATCAATAGTCATTGTTTGTATCCTCGCTTTCTGTTATGTCGATTTTTTCTTTTTTCTTGATCCTGCCGACGATTACTTCGGCAAGACGCTTCATCATCATTGCGCCGCATTCGATCACGACGGCGCGGAAATACCATTCGATCAGAACGGTTTGTTCCTGCCGCGTGATAAGGAATGAAACGTACTGTGCGACGATGAAAGCCGCCGTTGTAATTGCGATCACAATAACGGCTTTCGTTGCGAAGCGTTCGTCAGCCTTGAAGAAGCGGCGCTTCGCCACCCGCTTCCCGCTCGAAGGTTTGTTTTTCATTGCGTCCCCTTTCATAGCGCAATTAACGCACGGCGCGCGTTGTGTAACGCATACCGTGCGTTGTGCGTGTGTTAAACAAGCGTTAGATCATCGACGTTCACCGCCGCGACAACCGTTCCGCCGTAGGTAATCACGGCGCGCTTTCCGGAAAGCTCTTTGACGATGTGATCGCGGGAATAGACGAAGGAAGCAAGGCTTCCGCCGGAATAGGTTTTCGCGCCCGCTTTCACGCGCACTTTGCTTCCCGTTGTGATCTTCCGCGCCGATGTCCCGCCGGACGTGCCGGAATAGGTAATGAAAGCGTCGTCGTGTCCCGCCTTCTTCAACTTCTCCAGCATAGCTTCCGCGTTCTTCTTGACGCTGAACGCGCCCACTTGCACCTTGTAATACTTGCCGATCTGCACGATATAGGTATCGAAGCCTTCCTTTTTCAGCTTCGCCGCGAACGCCGTTGCGTTGTCCTTCTTCTCAAACGCTCCAAGCTGTACGCGGTAAAGGTTCTTCACGTCGCCCTGCGGCTTCTGCTCCGGCTTCTGTTCCGCCGCCGGAACGCCCAGCCGCCTGTTTACCTCCGCCGCGATCTCGCCGTGTCGGTTATACAGATAATCGCCGGGGCAAGCCTTGTTCGCGTAATCCCTGTGAACGGTCATATTGCACCCGTTCTTGTGATTTACGCGGTCGTCCTTGCTTGTACTCCATACCAGCTTTTTGATCCCGTTCCGGCGGCAAATATCTTCGACAAGATCAAGAAGCGCCGCGTATGCTTTATCATTCACGGCGTATGGGTGCTTTGTGTCGCTTGCAACCTCGATCGTGATTGCGCGGTTATCGTTCGCCGCCGAAGAACTGCACCACGAACGATCGGCTTCATCGACGTAAAGCCCGATCCGCCCGTCGTAGCCGATCCCGTAGTTTGAACTTGCCTGTCGCGAAGTCGGCTTGAAGATTTCGCCGATCCTCTCGGCGGAACATTGCCCGACGACGCAATGAATTGTGATCGTGTCGATCTTGTGATTTCGTGGGCTGTTCTTGTTCGGTGAAATCAGCGTACACGAAATAAGTTTGCTATTGCTCATTGCTGAACCCTCCTTTGCAATGAAGAAGCGGCGGGGAAGCCCCCGCCGTCGCTGGTGTTACTCTGCTTGATCCATTCGTTTTTCGATGTGGTCAAGCCGCTTGTGTGCCTGTTTCGCCGACGCTTCAACGTCGGTCAAGCGCGTTACGAACTCCGTATTCGTCTTTCGCTGTTCCTTCTGCTCCGCCTTGATTTCGTCCGTGTTCGCCTTGATGTATCCGATCTCGGTTAAAACGGTCGCGTCGTGCTTCACATTGCTTTCCTTGTCCTTGTCCCTGTTACGAACAAAAGCGATATAGCCGAACACGATAGCGCATACGGTAGAAAAGACGGAAAGAACCGTTGTGAAAGTGTCCATCGTTGATCCTCCTTCCCGTTAGGTTACTTTTTCCCATTGCCACAAGCCCGCCGTGTCCGGCGGATAAACGCAATTCGGCATATCTGCTTTTGCAAGGTATACCGCGCCTTTGTAGCTGTAATACAAGCCGGAAACGACATTAACGACGATCCCCGCCGTTTCCGGATACGGGATCGGATCGTCAAGCGTTCCGGTCGCTGAAAGCTCGATCAAGCGATAGTACGCGAAGGTGGTTTCAACGGGATAAGCCGCCGCGTTCGACGTGTGCGCCGCTTTGATCTCGTAATACCGCCCGTTGTGCTTGATGATTTCGCCGACGGTGTTGTAAGCGTGATTGTCGGCGTATTCGTCGTATTCGATCACTTCCGCCGATTGCAGGATCGCCGCGTCGGAAATGACGTTCGTTCCGGCGGCGCGATCCTGCACGATCTGCGCTTTGAAGGATAGGGCAAGCAAAGCGGCGGTTTGCTCTCCCGCCGCTTTGACTTCCCGAACCTCTTTTTCAATTTCGGTGGAAGCTCCGCCGTTGCTCTTCTTGTGAATTACGCTCATTCAAAATTCCCCCCGATCCCCGATACCCAGCAAGCGGTCAGCGCGTCGCCGCGCTGGACGGTTACGCGGATATTCATTCCGTGTTGTGCCGCCGTGTTGATCTTGTTTGTGAAAACGTGTGCAACGCCTTGAATAACCGCGTTCGTGCAATCCTCCCAAACGGGGGACGCGTCAAACGGATTATTCGTAACTTCAACCTTGAACGTGCCGCCCGCCGGAATGTCGCGCGTTACCTTGACATTTGCGCGTGTCGGCTGGCTGTTGGCTTCCAGCGGCGCTGAAAGCGTGATAACGAAGCCCGCAATCGACTTCGTGAACGTCAGCGTCCGGACGGCGCTATTCCCCGCGCTGTCGGTCGCCGTAATCGTGATCGTGTGCTTTGCGTTCGTAAGCGCCGTGAAGGTGTTTCCGGAAACGGAAAGCGTCTGCGTCGCGCCCAGCGTGATCGCGTTCTTCGTCGCGATTGTCTTTCCGTCGATCTTTTCAACAACGTTCACCGTGTCGCCGTCCGGATCGGTTACGCTGTATTGATAGGTGAAATCGGCGCGCTTGATCCCAAGATCGGCATTACTGCCGGAAATCACGGGCGGCTGGTTATGAATTACGGCAATATCTCCGCTTGTGGTGTATGCGGAATAATTGCCGTAGCTGTCCTTTGCGCGGACGCGGTATTTTAACGTGTTCCACGCGGTCGATACCGCTTCCGTGAACGTCCTGCTTGCGGACGCTTGAACCTGTGTCCACGCGCCGCTGTTGTATGAGCGCTCGAAACAATAGGTCAGCGCGTCGCCGTCCGGATCGGTCGCCGCCGCGCAAGAAATGTTGATGTTCTGCCCGCTGTAACACGTTGCTGGCGCGGTAATGCTGGGCGGCGCGGAAGGCGCGGAATTGTAGATTACCGTATAATTTCCGTCGCTGTTCGGGCTGTCAGATACCAAGATAGAAGATTTAAGATTACAAAGCGGGCGAACGCCCCAGCGGCCGTGGCACGCGTAGCCGTAGCTCAAAGAGCCGCCCGAATAGACGAAGCGGACGCCGTGGGCGAGCGACGAATAAGGCGTTCGTAGCCACCAATACCAGCCCTTTGACGTGCTGAAATTAGCGTCCGTGTACTCCGAATTGCTCACGCATTGCGCCGTAGGATAAGCGACGCGGGAAGCGTCGTTGCTGAATAGCGCAAGAAGCGTTCCTTCTGCGATATTGTTTTCATTCGCAAGCCCCACTTCGGTGGTGGACGGAAGGAACATTTTTGACGTTACCGTTTCATAACTTCCGCCGTCGGTAACGGTGTTCCTTGCGACGGTCTGTGTTGTGGTCAGAAGCTCCGCAACGAACTTCGGATCAAGCATAGCAAGGAAGCCCGCCCACGCGTCGTACTCGTTGTAATTGTTCCATACGTTCGCGTTTGTGGGCGGCGCGTCTGCGCTGTGCTTTGCGCTGTACCATGCGCCCGCCGCCGCGTTGCTATTCAGCCATTGCAGAATGTTTGAATGCTGATAGCGGTTATTGCCGTATTGTTTCCGGTCGCTGTTGCTGTTGTTCGGTTCTTTCGCGTCGAAACACATTAACTGAATGATCTTTTCCGTAATCAGCGTTACGGAATTCGACGGGTAGCCGCTGTGGTTCTTGTCGGCGATCTTGAAAACGATCTTCGATCCGAAGCGCGATTGATACGCCGAAAGAACCGGAACTTCAATCTTCGCGCCCACCGACAAACTGCCTAATGTTTTTGACATTGTGCCGCCTCCTTTGATTTCATTAAGCTGTTGTAATACTGATCCGTCCGCCGGATCAAGTGATAGCTGTTTCCCTTTTCGGCGTGTCCTCTCCAGCTTTGATAGGATTGTTCAACGGTCTTTGCGTCGATCCGTCCCGCCGCGTGAAGGGCGGCTAATTTCTTCAACTTCCGCTTCATATTGTTTTTGCTCCTGCGGCGCACCTTGCGGATCACCGCGCCGCTTTCGGTCAAGTATGTATGAAAGCCCAAGAAATCAACGCCGTGTTTTAAGGGAAAGATATTTGTTTTCGCGTTCAGCGAAAGCCCGCGCGCCTGTACGAACGCTTCAATCTGCTTCCGGCACTCCTGCAAATATGCTTTGTCGTGATGGATCAAAAAGAAGTCGTCCATATAGCGCCCGTAATATTTGATACCCAGCTTTTCCTTTACGAAGTGATCCAGCCCGTCAAGGTAGATAAGGGCGAAAAGCTGTGAAGTTTGATTGCCGATCGGTATTCCGACGTTGCCTTCGGTGCTGTCGATGATAAGATCGACAAGCCACAAAACGTCCGGATCGGTTATCTTCTCGCGGATTAAGGTTTTCAAAACGTCGTGCCGGATCGAATAGAAATACTTTGAAATATCGCCTTTCAGTATCCAGCCGTCAATTCCGTTCTTCCTGTAAAACCTCCGCATGAACTCTTGAAGCCTGTCTAACCCGTAATGCGTACCTTTCCCCACCTGCGACGCGTAGTTATCGCGAATGAACGATCGTGTCAAAATCGGTTCAAGCACGTTATCGCAAAGCGAATGTTGAACAACCTTGTCTTTGTAGCTGTTCGACATAACCACGCGGCGCTTCGGCTCGTATACCTCGAACGTGTTATACGGGGACATGGTATAGCGCTTCGTTCTGATCTGCGCGCTTAATAGGTTCAGCGCTTCAAGAAGATTAACTTCAAACTTTGCCGCCGCTCCTTTCCACCTCTTGCCTTGCCGCGCCTTTCGGTAGGCATTGTATAGGCTTTCAAAACTGTGTATCTTTTCAAAGTCTGTCATAATAAAAAATCCTCGCTGTTTATAACCTTTGCCAGCCGCCGGAAGGCGGTATGCTCCGGTATCGGCGATCCTGTATTTGTCCCCGCCGTGGATAGCGGCGACGGGATACACCTTCCTTTGATGGTGGTATTCTGCTTTCGGCTGTGCCTACTCGTTCACATAGTCCACCGAAGCGGGCGAACGCCCCTGTTGCCGTTGTACGCGTTGTTGTTGTTCAAAGAGCCGTCCGAATTGACGTTGCGGACGTTGTGGGCGTTCGACGAATTAGGCGTTTCAAGATGTACCCCGAACGTTTTTCAAGCCCTCGTTTTGTCCCGCTTCTTCCACGCGGTCGTCATGTACTTCACTTCAAGCGCAAGTTTTGACCAATATTCGCAACTGCTCATAGAAATAAAGCCCATTTCCTGCGAAAGCTCTATGAAAAATAGAAGCTCCTTGCAATAGGTCAGCGCCTTTGCTTGTAGCTTCTGCCGTTGTCTGTATTCCTGTGCGTCCCGAAGGTCTAATTCGTTCGCTTCAAGGACGCATTCGTAAATGTCCACCGCTTTATCCTGTATCCTGTTTACAAGCGTGAAGCGGTATTTCTTCGGGTAGCGCTCCGTCGAATTCGTGATCGTGAAGGTGTGCTTTACAAGGTCTTTCGCTTTCACAATCACGTTGAATTCCGTCGGTTCTTTCCGCTCCCGCTCCGGTCTTTGCATATATGCACCGTCCTTTCCGCATTCTCTCGATCATAGCGGTATCGTCGGCGCACCCGTCGAAATCGAAGCCCGCTTCGGTAACGGTCAGCGTTGCCGCGTTCCCTGTAACCGTTGTTCCTGTGATCTGTAATACCTCCGCGCCGCAAGCCGCGCATGGCGGGGAAAGCTCCGCGAAGATGTTTCCGATCACGCACGACAATTCCGCCGCCGTGCAAGCGTACCGCGTCAGCATTCGATCCTCTGCAAACTCTCGTTCCAAATGCCCGTAGACGTTACGCCGTCGAGATCATCGAAGAGGATCAAGAACGGATTTGTCGTAATGTCATTGAAAAGCACCGCCTCCAGCATATCCACGCGCGCGTCAAGCGCGTTCGTGATATTCAGAAGATTTGTTGCCGCGTTATCGTCAAGGACGTTTTGCAAGCCGTTAAACCATGCGTTGAAGTCCGCCGCCGCCTGTGTTTCAAAATCCGCCATGTGTTGCTCGAACGCTTCGTACTGCGTGTTACCCTGCAATTTCAGCGAATTCATATACGAAACAAGCGTGTTGTACTCCGCCGCCGAAAGGGATTGATATTCAGCGAACCACGCTTGAAGCTGTGCGTTAAAAGCCGCCGTGTCGATCTGCTGAACGACGGCGGCAACAACGCCGCAAAGCGACGTGTTCAAGCGTTGATCCGTGATCTTGCTTTGCGTGATTGCTGTTACGCCCGCGCCCACGTAGATGTCCGCCAGCGCAAGCTCGTAAACGTCCGCGTCCCTCTGCAATGCGGGCGCGGTAGGGGACGCGCTGAACGAAGAAGATTTGACCTTCACCGACATAACGCGGTTTGTCAAATCCCAGCGCACGACAACGCGATCAATGCGGTTCAACTGTCCGTCCGCCGTGTCAAGCTCGACGGCAAGATCGCCCGTGTTGAAGTAGAAGTAACCGTTGATCCACGCTTTGCCCGTTTTAACGTTCAGCTTCATTCCGTCGTTTGCAACGACTTGAAGCCCCGTCGAAGGGACGGGGAAAACGCCGTTCCCGATGAACGAAGCGAAGTATTCCGCCCAATCCTCCGCTTTGTACGTGCGATCGTGCGAAACGCTGTTAAAGAAACTTGATTTTTCCATGCTGTGAAGCCCTCCTTTATTTCGTAATCTGCCGAATTTGTGTCAGAAGCGCGGGCAAGCTCTCGCCGAAGGTAATATCTATTTCTTCGCCGCTGGTTTCGTAGGTTTCCGCGATCTCCGTTATGCGAACGTCAATGCGAACGTTCCAGCGCTTATTGATACACGTTACCCGATCGCCTAAATCGTAGTCCGTGCCGTACTTCAAATTCGCGTTCGTGTTGATCTTTGATCCGAAAGCAAGCGTTTCCGCGTATTGCTCCAGCTCTTCAACGCCGCGCGCGGAAAGAAGCGCTAAATACTGCGCCGTTGTAAGCGTTACGGTCTGCCCGCTCTCGTTTTCGTATTCCTGCACGATGTCCGTTGCATTGATGAAAACTTCGTCGCGGGAAAGCCCCGTCGAACTGCCGCCGACTTCGGCAACCTTCCGCGTTACGCCTTCTTTTTCCTCTCCGCCGACGTAAGCCGTTGTTTTAAGGTTTTCAACGCTGTTCGTGTATTCCTGTTCCACGATGTTGTCGAACTCCTGCGAAAAGATACAAGGCGCGTTCCCTGCGGTATTGCCCGCCGTAAGATCGCGCCCTTCGTAAACGGAAAAGGTATGCTTGCCCGTGCGGGCATTTGTCAGAACCCGAATACCCAGCTTCGCCGCCTTCGCCGCCGTTTCCGCCGCAAGCTGGGCGTTCGCGTACTGCTCCGAAGTATAGTCGATCTGCCCGCTTCCGGTGTCTGCGTCGGTCGTGGATATGCTGAAATTCGGGATATTGCGCGCCGCTCCTGCGTTCGTGCAAGTCTGCTTCACAATGGCGTATAGAATGTTCTGTGTCGTGTCCTTCGTGATGATCTGCGTTGTCAAAATGCGCTTGCCGATCCACGAAAGAAGGAACTTGCCTTGAACCTCTATTTCCTCCATGCCCTGTGAATTCTTCGTGATGTGAATATAGCGGATTTCCGCCGCTTCGTTGCCGCCGCGCTTGATGATGATATTTTTCTTCACCAGCAAGCGGGCGTGTTCCTCCGTGAAGGGAACAAGCAACTTGAATTCGCCGCAACTCCAATAACGCCGCGTCCATATCAAGGACGAAATCTTTTCGACGATCCCTTGAAGTGTCATATCGCGGCTATAAACGTATAATTCCACCGCGCTACACCCCCAAATACAAGTTATTGTGATAGATCGAAACTTCGAGATTTTCGGCGTTCGCGTCCGCTGAATAACGGAAGAGATTGTCGCCCACGGCGATCTGCAAATACGAACTATCAACGTCGAGATAGCGGAACGCGTCTGTAATCGTGCCGCCACGGTTCATCTTCACGGCTTTTTCACCGTAGCCCGTGGAAACGGTTAAAACGTCGCCCGCTACAAGCGAAATATTCAGCTTGATAAACTCCCGTGTATCGACGTTCAGCAATACGGGATTTGTAACCGCGCCGATCGCGCGGAACTCGATCCGGATACCGCTTTTCACGTCGCCGGAATTGTAGACGTTCACAATCAGCGACGGCTGGCGATAGCCGATTTCCCAGCCGTCGTAAAGCTCCAGCCCGTCCGGAACGGGGAATTCAAAGCCGCCGATCCACGTTGCTATGTCCTCGCGTGTTTCCGTTTCCTCTCTCCAAAACGGATTAAGGCAAGACAAACTAACCGTGAATTGCTCGAAGATCGGCTTTCGCTTGAAGATCGGCGCGTCGTCGATCTTGCACCCGATCACCCGCCGGAAGTCGCCGAAAACATACGTCAACGTTGCTTCGTACTGCGGATTTAATATGCGGTTCAGCTTCCGGCGTAGGTTCTGCGCCGCTTGCTTGTCCCGCTCCTTGATGTATCCCACGATGTCAATATCGCGGCTTTCGATCCGATAGCCCAAGTATGTGTCGCCGTCCTGCCCCATGCTGTTGGTGCTGTAAATAGCGTTCCGCACGTCGGAAAGTCCGGTAACGTCCTTGAAGTTTACGTGATACGAAGAAGCGGGGGAAAACTCTATGCTTTCCCCGCGCTCGTTCGTGTAGATCAATTTTTCTTGTGTCCTCATGCCATAACCTCCCGCGCAATCTGCCGGAACTGCCGCGCCGCCTGTCTTTGCTGTTCGGCGTAGCTCGTTTCGTTCGCATAGATGTTTTGCACGACTTCAACGGAAGGCGTACCGCCGCCGCGCGTGTCGCGTCCCTCTCCGGAACGGAATTCCGGAACGGCGTTCGACGTTTCGCGCCGGATCGAACTTTCAACGTCGCGCATTTCGCGGGCGAAGCCTTCGCCCAAGCCCTGCGCCATGTACGAACCGATACGGGCAAAAACCTTCGACGGGGAATTGATGTCCATTTCCTCTTCAACCGCCGCCACAATATCCCTCATCATAGAGCGGACACGGCTTTCAAGCCAGCCGGACATATTTTGAAAGCCCTGCCAAATGCCGCGCACCATCTCTTCGCCCGCCGCCGTGAACTCCGATACGTAAGAGCGAAGCGCGGTAATAACGGGCTGAATAATTTGTGCAACCTTGCCCGTGATCTGCGGGATACCCGCGATCATTCCTTGCGCTATGCTCTTGTCGATGTTCGTTCCTTCGGTTACGAACTTTTGATGTTGTGCCGTGAATGCGGTAATAATGCTTTGCGCGATCTGCGGTACTTTCTGCGTGATCTGCACGATACCCGCCACCATGCCGGAAGCTATGTTCTTGTCGAAGTCCTGTCCGGCTTGATTGAAACGTTGAGCTTGCGCCGTCAGTCCGGTAATAACCCGCTCGACGATCGCGTTCACCGCTCCGGACAAGCCTTCAATGTTCGCAATAATGCCGTTGTTCACGGCGTTTACTGCTTCCGCCGCCGTCAGCGCGCCCGCTCCGCCCATTGCGGCGGTCATATCGCCTTCAACGCCGCCCATGTTGTCGGTGAAGCCTACGCCCACGCCGTCCGCCATGTTGCCGCCGATTTCAGCGAATACCGTTGACGGGGAATGAATGCCGAAGAAGTCCTTAATACCCGAAACAAGGGACGAAGCCCAGCCGGATACCTTTTCCCACAACCACGAAGCCGCCCCGCTGATACCTTCCCACAAGCCGTGAAGAAGGTTTGCGCCCGCGTTTATCATTTCGCCGCCCAGCGACGCGAACGCTTGCACAATGCCGGAAACAATCTGCGGAACTGCCTTCACGATTTCAACTATGATCGTCGGCAAATTCTGAATGAGCGCCACGAAAAGCTGAACGCCCGCCATAATGATTTGGTCGATGTTGCCGATCAGCGCGTTTACAATGCCGCTTATGATTTGCGGGATCGCTTGAACGATCGTCGTTATAATCTGCGGCAATGCCTGTATGAGCGCGACAAGAAGATCAATGCCCGCTTGAATGATAAGCGGTATGTTCTCCGTAAGCGCCGTTATAATGCCTTCAATGATCTGCGGGATCGCTTCAACAATCGTTGTGATGATCTCCGGAAGGGCGGTAATTAACGCCGTCAGAAGGTCGATACCCGCTTGAATGATCTGCGGGATTGCGGAAAGCAAACCGTCGATCAAGCTGGTTATCAACTGCGGAAGCGCCGCAACAAGAACGGGGATCGCGTTTATAATGCCTTCCGCCAGCCCTGTTACAAGCTGTAAAGCCGCGTCGATCAGCAACGGGATATTGTCGATCAGAACTTGCACGATGTCCGTTACAAGCTGAACCAGCGAAGGAACAAGCGTCGGCAACGATTGAGCTATGCCCGTAGCGATATTCGCGATCATCTTCACCGCGAATTCAAGGAAGGTCGGTAACATTTCCGTTAGCTTTTCGATCGCGAACGTAACCATACCCAGCAAGCCGTCTGTGAAGTCCTCCGCCGCGCTCTCTGCACCGGAAAGCGCACCCGTCAAGCCTTTTCCGATAAGCTCGACGAACGGCGTTATTTCCTGCAAAAGCTCCGCCGCAAGCTGTTTCAGCTTTGTAATGATCGGTTCAGCAATCGCGCCCAGCGCCGCCATAGCGCTGTTCAGATTTGCTGTCGCCTTCTGCGCGTCGATAATGTCGCCGTTTACCTCTCTGTACTTGTCCGCCGCTTCGGAATAAAGCCCGTTCAACGTGGACGTGATAAGGGCTTGCCGCTCCTGCTCCGATGTGCAAGCGTCAAGGCTGGCTTGAAAATCATCTTCGGAAACGCCCGCCCAATTCAGCGCGTCGGCAAGATTGCCCGTGATTGATCCCGTCTTTGCCGTTTCGTTCGCGGCTTCGGTCAAGCCTTCAATCGGCAAGCTGTCGCCGAATGTCGCGTAAACACCCGTGCAAATGTTTGTCCAGTCCGAAAGCTCTTTTTCGTTCGTAGTCAGCTTCGCAAGGTGGGCGGCGGCTTCTGTTGCCTGTCCGTCGTCTCCAAGAACGCCGTACAACTCCGTATAGGTGTTTTTCGCGTCCTCTGCCGAATGTCCCGCCGTCGTGAAGCTGGTTTCAAGTTTACCCATGTTTTCGCGGGCTTCGCGTGTTTCTTCGGCAAGCCCGAAGAATGCCGCACCCGCCGCCGCAATCGCCGCACCCATAGCCGCGCAAGCTGCGCCGATCGCCTTTCCTGCTTTGCCGACGGTTTCGCCGACGCTCTCCCAATCCACCTTTGAGCTTTTCAGCTTTTTAGAAGTGTCGTCGATTTCCTTTTGAATTTTCACCATGTCGGCTTTGGTGTTGTTCAGATTTGTTTGCATTTTCTGATATGCGGGATTTGTCGGTTCGATACCGTTATCGCGCATTTTCTTCAATGCCTTTTCCGCCGCTTCTGCCTTCTTCGCCTGTTCGTCGAACTGCTTTTGTAATAGCTTCTGTTTCGCGGTCAGCGCTTCCACGCTGTCTGCGTTGTCGGCGAATTCCGCCGTCGTCAGCTTCATTTCCGATCCGATTTCGCGAAGGGAAGAATTTATGTTAGTGCAAGCGGCGCGATACTCTTTTTCGCCTGTAAGGTCGATTGATGTTTTGATCTGCTCTTCTTTCGCCATTTATATCCCTCCCAGCACGTCGTCAATATCAACTTCTTTCGGAACGGGCTTGAAACGATCCGGATTGAATTCACGATGAATTTTGAAAAGCGTCAAAATTTTATACGGTGTCATGCGCCATACTTCGGCTTCGCTCCAGCGAAGAAGCGTTACGCCGATATAAAGAAGGCGGGCAAGGTCGATTATTCCTTGCCCGCTGTTGCGTTTTTTTCGATGTCCTCTTCGTCGTCCTCTTCCTCTTCGTCCCGTTCGGGCGGTTCGGGCGTTCCGTTGTTGCCCATAGAAAAGGATTTGAAGATCGCCGCTTTCACGTCGGCAAAATTGCCCGTATGAATGAGCTTGCCCACCTGTTTTTCGGTAAGCGGTTCTTCGTCGTCCGCCGCGCCCTCATTCAAAAGCACGGTCAGAAGCCAGCGAAGATTTTTAATGCTGTCCTTGCCGGAAAGCACGGTATCAAGGCGATCGAAGCCGCCGAATTTGTCCTGCATTTCGTCGATCGCGTTCAGACTGAAAAGAAGGTGTCTTTCCTTGTCCAGCATGATCGGGAAACGTCCGTCTTTAATTGCGCTCATAGCAGAATAAGGCGGGAAGCCTTTTCAGACTTCCCGCCGTTCCTCCTTTCGATATTCGATTAACTGCCCGCGTTGTTAGGCTCACGAACGGAAGTGAACCAATCCGTCGCCACGCTGTTCGTAGGCTCTGCGACGTGTTCAGCCTTCCACAATCCGTCGGAACGCTTGATAAACTGTCCGACGATCTCCGGCGTAGTAAATTCGATACTGTCGCCCTTCGTGGTGTAGTTTTCATCGGGGATCGCGAATTTGACCTTGTAAAGCCAAATGTACTTGTACGTTCCGCCCGCCTTCTTCGCGCGGAAGCCGATTGCGGTATAGGGCGCTTCGTCGCTGTCAGAACCGTAAACAACCTTGTCCGTGTCCTGCTTCTGTCCAAGCAGGGCGGCAAGATCAGCCGGAAGAAGATCGTTCACGTTCAGCGTGATTTCTCCGGATACGAATTCTTTTACAACTTCGTCCGCGCCGTCGTCGGCGTAAAGGATCGCTTCGGCGACTTCAACGGAAAGCTCCGCCGAAATAGCTTTCGCCATACGCACGGGCGTTCCGTATTCCTCCGCGCCGGACGTGCCGATCGTGATGGGTGCGCGGTAAAGATCGCGCAAACCGATTGTTGCCATGTGTCATACCTCCATATACTTGATTTCAACGGGAACGTGGTAATATCCCGTGTCCTGTTCGTATGTTTCCGCGTCTATCGTAATCGCGTAGAACCCCGCCGCCTTCAATGCTGTTTTCAAGCGTTGAAGAATGTCGATGTAATCCGTTTTTGAATAGACGTGTACTTGATACGTGAATTCCTGCGCGCCCTCTTCATCGTCTGAAAAGAACGTGTCGCGCCCCACGACAAGCTGATAGACGATAAAGCAAGCCGCCTTCCCGCCGTATTTAAGGCGTTCGACGGGAACGCCCAGCTTTTCAAGCTCCGCTTTTAACAAGCTGTCAACGTTCTTCATTTTGCTTTTCCTCCCATACGCGGCGCATTTCCGAAACAACGTCGTCCGCCGCCTTTTCATTCGCCGCCGTGAACCACGGGCGCGCGGGCATATTTGAACGCCCGTAATTAAGGACGAAGCCTTTTTCCGCGTTGCGTACTCCGTGCTTGTCCTTTCCGTTCGGATAGATTTCAACCCGTTTTCCGCCGTCAATCTCTTTCACGGCGGATACTTTGATGGACGCAAGAAGCGCCCCCGTGCTTCGTCTGCTGTTGAACCTTGTCTTGATCTCTTCTTGCTGTGCCTTCTGCATTACTGCGCCACCCGCTTTGAGCATTTCCGGCACGGCTTCTTCAACGATCGCGTCTTGCCGAAGCATTGCTTCTTGTACGTCGTCCAGCCCGACAACGTTAAACTTCGCCATTGTTGCCGCCCCCTTCCGCTTCCGGAAGATTAACCAGCGTCAACTCTGTAAATTCTCCGTTCCCGTGCGTGTACGTCCGAAGGACGCGATACCGTTTCCCGCTCGAAACGGGATATTCCACGATCTGCTGTTCCTCATACTCGAAGGAATGCACGTCGAATTTTAATTCCGTCGTATAGCCCGCCTGTTGCGCCTTGTAGAACTCCGAAAAGCCCACGGATTTCTTGTCAGCGAAAACCGTTGTCGCGGTTTCTGTGCGGGCGACGGGGAAGCCGTGTTCGTTCGTGCGCGGCGAAGGTTCAGACAAGGCAACCAATGTTATTTGTTCGCCCCATCTCATTTATTTACCCTCGCTTTCTTCGGTGTAATCAGCGGTCAGCGACAAGGCGCACTTCAAATAATCGTATGCGTTGCGGTAACGCTCCGCGTCGTCATTGAAGCCGAATTCCGCCTTTGCATAAAGCACAACCGCCCGATCAAGAAGGGGATCGCCCAGCGTTTTACTGGACGATCCCGCTTCCGCCGGAATGTTGATACCGACAAGGCGAAGATCAGCGATCGCCGCGTTTATGAGATCGGAAACTTCGCCGTCAAGCGCCGTCCCGCTCAACCGCAACGCCAGCTTTACCTTGTCAAGCATTTGTCAGCCCTCCCGCTTTAGGCGGTCGCCTTGACCAGCTTCACGATGGCTTCGCCGATAGCGGGCGCGCAATCGAAGATCGCGATACCGCTATATTTGTAGCTGTTCGTGTCGATGCGGTCGCCTTGACCAGCTTCACGATGGCTTCGCCGATAGCGGGCGCGCAATCGAAGATCGCGATACCGCTATATTTGTAGCTGTTCGTGTCGATG